AAGCGAGAAAATACCGAGGAGGGGCGCAAGTTGGTTGAGCAGACACGGGAAATATACGAAGAAATGAAGCGTTTGCAGGAGGCAACCGGGAAATATCAATTGAACGTTGGTAATTATACGGAGGCGTCCGACGCAATAATTGCTTATGGCGACAAATTAAAAGAAACGTTGGGGCTTAACAATTCATTTGGCGATAGCCTTTTGGCGTTAGGTCGTGGAGGCGCAGAAAGCAAAGCAGTATTTACAGCAATAGGCGATGGCGCAAAGGCGTTGGGGAAAACTTTGTTGGGTTTACTTTCAAATCCCGTATTTTTAGCAATTGCCGGGATTGCGGCGGCTGGTGCGGCGTTCAAATGGTGGTACGATTACAACGCCGGATTAGTTGAGGCAACAAGGTTGACGCAACAATTTACCGGGAAAAGCGGCGATGATTTGAAAGCGTTTAGAAACGAGGTGCAAGCCGTCGCAGATTCGTTCAGCGCAGATTTTCGGGAAACATTGATTGCAACAAACGCATTATCACAACAATTTGGTATTTCTGCAAATGAGGCATTGCAGTTGGTTAAGGATGGTTTTTTGTCCGGAGCCGATGCGAACGGGGAATTTTTGGACACGTTGAAAGAATACCCGGCATATTTTAAGGAAGCGGGAATATCAGCAGACCAATTTGTTGCCATTGTAGCCCAAACAAACAAAATGGGTATCTTTTCGGACAAAGGCGTTGACGCAATTAAGGAGGCAAATTTGCGTTTGCGTGAAATGACGACGGCGACGGCGGCGGCTTTGGACGGTATCGGTATTTCGTCGGAACAAGTTCAAAAAGATTTGCAGACCGGAACCAAAACAACGTTCGATGTTATACAAGACGTTTCCGCAAAATTGGCAGAATTGCCGGATAATGCGGCAACGGTCGGGGCTGCAATTGCAGATATATTCGGGGGCCCCGGAGAGGACGCCGGATTGCAGTATTTGCGCACGTTGAAAGATATTTCAACAAACATGGATGAAGTAAAAGGGAAAGCCGGAGTTTTGGCGCAATTGCAGGAGGAACAATTGCAAAGCCAAATTGAGTTGCAAAACGCATTATCAGGGCTGTTTGACGCAACCGGAGGAAATTTTGAAACGTTGACAACGAAAGCAAAAGTTTTTGTTAATCAAGGATTGACGGCGATAATAAAAGGGGTTATTGATGTTATCAATTACTTTATTGAGTTATATAATGAAAGTGTTTTGATACGTGCAATTTGGAATGGGATTGTTGCCGGATTCAAAACAACGTTTGATACGTTGGGAAATATATTTGGATTCTTTATTGATATTGTCAAAGCAACCGGAACGGCATTAAAAGGCGCATTTACATTGAATTTTGACGATGTAAAAAAAGGATTATCAGATTACGCAGCGGCATACGGAAATTTGGTTAAAGCCCAAGTTAAAGATATAACAGAAAATTTCCAAGAGGGTTTGGAGGGTATGCAAAAGAAAATAAAACCGTTAACAATCCCGGTTTCTGTTGGAGATACCCCGACGCCACAAACAAATAAGCCCGTAACGACACAGAACCCAACCGTAACGCCAAGGGGTAAAAGCGATGCGGAAAAGGCAGCAGAACAACAAGCAAAGCAAATTGAAGCGGCTTATAAAAAGAATTTGGAAGCAACCCGGAAATTGCAGGATGCACAATTGCAGTTGGAAACCGACGAATGGGCAAAGCGTCGGCAGCAAACGCAATATCAGTATTCCCGACAGATTGAGGATTTGCAACACCAATTACAGACCGAAAAGGATTTGAACGAAACCGGACGTCAAGCGATAAACGCCACAATTACGGCGTTGGAACAGCAACAAACCGAGGCGTTATTGAAAATCGAACAAGACCGACAATTGCAGGAATTAGCGTTACAGAAAGAAAGCATTGAATTACGTTTGCAAGCAGTCAAAGAGGGAAGCGAGCAGGAAAGACAATTGCGGATGCAGTTGTTAGAGAATGAAAGACAAACAGCATTGTTGCAGAATGAGCAAAAGCCGACCGGACAACAGCAGGACGCCGGGGTAATTAATGCCGGATTTGACGTTAAGGGAAGCGCAATTGCCGACGAATATTTGCAAGCGCAATTAATGATGTTTGACCAACAACAAGCGTTGGCGCAATCTGAATTTGATTTATTAAGAAATTCAGAAGCCCGGAAAACCCAATTCCGTTTGCAGGCAGAAAAGGAACGTTTGCAAAAGGTATTAGAATTGAACGAGCAAGCAGCCAATAAATTGTCTGATGTTGAAGTACAAACAATTCAAAACACAATAAAAAAGATTGACCAAGAAATTGAGCAGTCAAAAGGAGAGGAACGAGGAACAGACATTTACGGTTTGTTTGGGCTTAATTTGGACGACGACCAAAAAGAGGCAATTAATACGTCTATGCAATACGCATTGGATGCGCTAAATACATTTACGGCGGCACGTGTTGCGGCGGCTGATGCAGCAGTTGAGCAAGCAGACAAAGAAGTTTCCGCCGCACAATCGGCGTTGGATGCAGAATTGGAAGCAAGAGCAAACGGTTACGCCAATAATGTTGTTCAAGCGCAAAAGGAGTTGGATTTGGCTAAAAAGAACCAAGAAAAAGCGTTAAAAGAACAGCAGAAAGCACAAAAGCAGCAAGCGGCAATACAGACATTGCAGCAAATCGGAAACATGGTAACAGCAACGGCGTTGATTTGGTCGCAATTGGGTTTCCCGTTGGCAATTCCGGCAATTGCCGTAATGTGGGGTTCCTTTGCCGCCTCAAAGATTAAAGCGGCGCAATTGGCTAAACAATCGCAAGGGTCGGAAAGTTACGGCGACGGTACGGTTGAATTGTTGGCGGGCGGTTCGCACCAATCCGGGGACGACGTGGATTTGGGAACCAAACCGGATGGAACCCGGAGACGTGCCGAGGGCGGGGAATTTTTCGCCGTTATCAATAAACGTAATTCCCGCCGTTTCCGTCGTTTAATCCCGGACGTAATAAATAGTTTGAACCGGGGGACATTCCCGCAAAAGTACCTTAATGCCTACAATACCGACGGCGTTAATGTAACGGTTCAACAAAACAACGCACCGGATTTGCAGGATTTGAAAGACGATGTAAGGGAGATAAAGGAACAAAACCGCCGCCGTCGTTACGTCGATGGCAACGGCAATGTTATTGAGGTTTACAAGAATTTGACACGTAAAATTAAAAATTGATATGAACCCGATTTATAGACATTCATTTGTAAATGCGTTTTTGGCAAACGGGGCAATAAGTAGCACGACCGGAAACATTAACGGGAATAATACAAATTTCTATTATACCCGTACTTTTGTCCCGGTTAGTAACGTGTACCCCCGCAAATTGTTTCAGAATTACACGCCGCAAGCCGGGGGCGCATTTTACGACAGCAATAAAAAGATTATCGGCG